TCAAACTGTAAAGTGTTTGCAACTTGTTCACCGATATCATTTACCTCAACCATGACATACGCATTGTTGTATGCTTTTGCGACCTCATGTATCTTAGTCGGGAACAGTAACGGTTTTATTTCGTTGTCTCTAAACTTTGCCACAACTCTGTAAGGTATCTCTGTTACATCAAATACCAAAAATGCCGAGTAATCATTTGCGGTTCCTCTGGAAACATCAGCAGTCAACATATAGGTGTGGTCTTTTTCTGGTCGAACATGAACATCTATTCCAGCGTGTGAATGAATAGGTGTCCTGTAAGTCAACTGTTTTAGTTTTACTGGACTTACCAAAGTATCAATAGAGCCTAAGAACTCACACTCAAATTCTGAGTTGAACTGTGACTCAGAAGTGTTTCGTATGGTCTCCTTTTTCCACTCTTCATCTCTGCCAGGCACTTCACTCCAGTGAACATCAATCGGGATATAATCATTTCTTTTCTCCTGTGCGTCCACCCATATCTTGTAAAACATGTTCATACCGTGTGGTGTAGACACAATGATAACTTTTGTGCTTTGACCAGAGGTGATTGTCGGGTAAACAGAAGCAAAGAACTGCTCTGCAACATTAGATGGAACAAACGCAAACTCGTCTAAGAAAATAATATTATATGAGCCTCCTCGGATAGCACTTGAAGATGTAGCTGCAGCTATAATTTTACTGCCGTTCTCTAACTCTATGTTACCTTTGTTCCAAGCTATGATACCTTGTTGCATCCACTTGGGAAGGTTCTCATACGCAAGTTGTAAACGACTCAGAATATCTCTTGCAGTTGACGATTTGTTTGCAAGAACAGCGATGTTGACATTTTGATTGAACAACGCATAGTGCAAAAGATAACTAATGATGGTGGTGGATTTACCAGACTGTCTAGGTAATTTAAAAATAGAAAATCTGTTGTCGTGCATAGTCGAAACCATGCCCTTCTGAAAATCATACATCTCAAATGGGACAAGACCTTTATCCAGCGATACTATCTGAACATAATTTTCTATAAAGTAAAGAGGGTCTTGAGCGCACTTGTGATACTCTTTGATATCATCTTTTGTGAACTCTACGACAGTGTTAGTTTTTTTTAGATTTGGATTACCAAGATATTGATTTTGGTCAGCCATCACTACCCATTTCGTTTAGACCATCTTCCCACCAGCTAATTTTAGGGTCTAACACTCCATCATCTATGATTCGTCTCAATCTCTTGTCATACTCCTCCTTTGTTCTGGGAGCATCACCATTCACACCATCTATAACAAATTGAATAGTTGCAGCTGCGATACTTAAACTGGCACATTTACCAATAACATATCCATTCAGTTCATCAATCATAATCGTGGGAGAAGCTAACTTAAAATCACCCACCATTTCATGTGGGACTTTAAAATACAAAGCACCCTCCACATATATTTTTGCAGGGTATGGATGTAACTTATTTGTGTTTGAGTCAACGATACGAACAAAATCAAAACCATCAATGTCTTTAAATACTACAGCATACCCTTCGTTTGTCTCTGGATTTTTTTCTACATAGTCGGGAGTTCCAAACTTAGCCATGAGTTTCATTGCAAACTCTTTTGGCCCTTCGTATTTCCAATCCCCTATATCAGTGTTTTCTTTTAAAAAACTTTTAAATCTTTTCATCGACATAGTACCCCACTCTTATATCTGACAAGTTACCGTCTGCCTCATATTTAAAACTTTCTGGATGAAAGTTTGGAAGAAATGGTAAATGTTCGTATTCTTTGTAGTCTTCACCTTTCCACACAGGAGTAATCTTTGTTCCCACATTGTAGCTCCATGCTACATCATTTCCACTTCGTAAATGTATTTCTAAAATATTTACGTCTTTTGTTTCTATATTTAGGTATTTTTCTGTTTCTATATCGTGAATCCACTCTGGCAAAACATCAACAGAAAAGGGAAAGTCTATGACCTCCCATTCTTTAAACTTTGTAAGATTATCTGTGCTGAAGTGCGTGCCCTTCATACAACAAAATGGCTCCCACTTACTACCGTTCTTGATAAAGTCTATACTATAATGCGTTCCATCCAACCACTCACACCAAAAATGACCTGGCGGTATGTACTTATGATGAATCATCGCCTCACCATGAAGATTAACATTAAAAAACTTTTTATGTGCGCCGATACCCATACCATATAAGTTATAGATAGGTCTTACGATATAGTAACCAGTTTTTTTGATTGGAACACAGGCAGGACCACAATCATATCCTAGTCTGGATGACAAGTCTAATTTGTTAAACAACCACCTATGTTGAGGGTATGCATCCCAAGCTTCATAATCTTCTTCAATCATCACTCTTTAACATTTTTTGTAACTCTGCGGTGCTACCAACGAACAATGCATTTGTTACATTCTTAGGTGCGTTGTTTGGCACCTCTTTGAGTTTCTTCATTTTCTCTTGAAGGTCACCAAGTTTTTCAGTGACCTCAGCCACCTGTTTAATAAGGTTCCCTGCGACTTCGTATGCTCGTGGATGGTCCGATTCTTTGGCGAGCTCCAAAATGCCTTCCACTGCATCCGTTCCTCTTTCGACCAAATTGTAAAAGTTTTGTCTTTGGTATTCATAATCTCTCTCCGCATCGTTCACATCACCATAATCTTCTTGTTGTGTTATTGGAAATTTTGTTTTTGATTTAAATCCCTTTTCTGGTTTATAAATTTTAGTTCCATCACCATCATATTCCCACTCTCTTTTTTCTGGGTCAGGATCAATCCCCAGAGCCACATCAATAATTTTATCAGACATCTTTAATCCTCGTCCTCCTCATCCTGTCCAGTTACAGGATTGAAGTTTTTCGCATCTTCAAAGAACGATGTTGTCTCATTGAAACCAAAATCATCATCAGCGTCTGCACTGAATGGTTTAGGTGTGACGGTGTATCTTTGTTCTCTTTTGGGTGACTGGTCTGGTAAATCAGTGTATTGATCAACTTGAGCAGTTTTGATGACGTTACTGGAAGTAACAGGGCCATACAAGTAGAATTTACATGTAAAGTTCATTGTATATATTAATGCTCTCCGTTGTTCAAACTCACCCTCATAGTTGTCCTCGTATGATATACTATTCAAAACTATAGGCACATCTCTTTTGATACCCATATCAGCCATATCGTTAATTGTTATCGTATAGTCTGGTTGAAAGAATGGTAGAATCTGTTCAACAATCTGTAACGCATCATCTGACTGTTTTGCTAGGACATACAAAACAATCTCTAGATTGTAGGGGACAGGCATAAACTGAGTATCCAACTGCCTACTTGTGTTACCTTTAATTTTTTTGAACTTCTGAACACGACTTAATTTTCTGGCTGGGTCATACGATAAGTTTTGGATTTCAAAACCGATTCTAGGAAGTGTTATCGCAACTTTACTTGATAAATCAGCGTCAGACCGAAGTCTTACTAGAAACTTTTCTCTCGGTCCATACGCAAGAGGAACTTTCATAGACTGAGCAACATTACCAGAGCTATCTTTCCTAACTAAATTAATATTATTGAATGTTGTACCAAATCCTACAATTATTTTTCGGATTGTTTCATGGTAAAATTGTTGTCCTAACATTATAAATTATCCTCCTACATCACCAAATGGATTATTTTCTGAGAAGTCTAACACAGAGTTTGCGGCGGTGGATGATATTGAACCATCTTCGGTTTCAAACAACTCATTCTGCGCCATTGTGTCTACATTTCCATCATCAGTGGTGCTTCCGTCTCCAATTATATATGTCTCTTGTATCAAGAACTCTCCTGTTTCCGCAAGAAGGACACCAGCAGAGGTGGTCATGTCACTTGTTTCTAGTGCGACGATATCATCACCATCAGTGTCGTAAATAATTCTACCAAACTCATTCTCTAGGTTCAGTGCGTCAATCGTCGCAGTTTCCATCTCCAGAGTAAATTGAGTTGTCATGGTATCCGTTGATAAGTTATCCTCAATCACATCAATCGCACTAATATCAGTATCAAGAACTTCAGAGCTATATTCAAATAACCGACAACGCAGTTTGAAAACTGGATTATTGTCTAACTGAAAATATGGTTCATCGTGGTCTACAAAATTAATCTGGAATAACTTTGATAAGATTGGATGAAAAATTAAATCGCCCTCTAGTGGCCTGTCTGAATCTGTTGATGATGCTTCAGATATTATGTAACCACTCTCAAAGGACGCAGATGCTTCAACAGTCCCACTGTCAAGTGTCCCATCCTCTAAAAGTATTGAACCACTAAGAGTATCAGTTCCCGACTCAATAGTAATCTGTTTCGTGAGGTCTTGGAATCTATCCTTTGAAACAACAAATGTGGCTTCACTTAAATTTTGCAAACCAAACTGACTTATGAGTTCCTTTTCACCAGCAAACCCACCCTCACTATCCTCCATATACATTTCAATCTTTGCTTGTGTGGTAAACTTCGCAAGACTGTCTGTTCCCATAATAGTGTCTTCATTGACCAAAGTTCTATCTAGATAGTGAACGTCATGTCCGTATATCTGAATAGACTCAATCACTAAATCTCTGTATAGATTTTGTTCAGTCGCTAGTGCTGCAACATTACTAGTATGAAAAATTGAATTAACTGCCATAACTTATCCTATCATATAATTTACTGGCAATTCAAAAGCTAATTGTATTTGTTCCTCTAATCTTTGTATCTCTTCTTGTGCTTGTGAATAAATCGCTTCACCGTTCATGGTTACGCCACCTAACATAGCCACACCATTGAACTTACTAAGATTTGCGCCCCACTGTCTTTTTATTAACGCAGTCGCATATCTTTTTAAGTAAATGTCATCGAATATATCTGTGTATGAGTTAGGGTCAAGTTTTCTGTAACACTCTATGATTATGAAATCTTGGTCAGCAACAAAATCATTTTCAAAGTCTGCATCTATATACAAACGGTTTTGGTGTTGATTAAATCTAATCGGTGTTTCACCCACTAAAATATGCTCTAGAAAATCTAGATGTTTCATTGTCAGCTCATAGTGTATTACTGATTGCGAAGAGAAGTCATACAAATCATTTAGTCTTAACTGATACCGAATGTCAAATAAATTAGAGCGACTTGAAGTGTCACTAAAAGGAAACACTTGCACGACAGAAACCACAGTGTCGGGAACAGGTATATAATTTTTACCTTCCAACCAATCAGCTGTCACTCCACTATCAAGTTTATCAGTGACGGTCACTGTGTCATTTTCCCTACCTCTAGTCACATCAGCAGTTGTTATCAAATGTTTCAAATACATCCTTTCAATACCATCGTAATGATATTGTGAGAAATATTGTAACGCTTCATCTATTCTGTCATCTGCTTGGTCATCAGACACGTTGATGTCTATAACTCCGAAACCGAGAGCTCTTAAACAGTAACTTTTAAATGTAGCCTTTGATGATGGTATTGCCATTACTTATCTACCAGTTGTTGTAACAGAGATTTTATTTCATGCATCTCACATTTCAAAGTATTTATCTCTCTCGTTGCGTTTCTAATTGAGTCCCTTTGTTCTTCTTCCTCTATAAGTTTCTTTCTTGCCTGTTCTGACCTTCTCTTAGCCATTTCATAAGCAGATTTGTTACGATTAATTATAGCAGTAGAGTTTACATCTCTAACTAAATCTGCTTCACCCTCTACTTGTTTAAAATTATCACTCATTACGTCGCCAGTGCAATTGCTCGTAAGTCTTTAATCCTTGGTGGTTGAGACATGTTTGTTCCCTGCATCACAATCTTGATGGAGAAAGAAATAAACTCATCTAATGGGTCACCAATACCGTCATCGGTAACACCAGCACTAAATACATACTCTTGGAAATCATCTCTATCCAAAGATGGATTCACAAATGAGTCTGCGCTGCCGTCTGTATTGAAGAACTGATAATCTAGGTCATCAAAATCAACAGAGTCTTGTGCTCCCAATGTCTTAAATAGAACTTTGATATCAGATGTAGCTGGTCTATGAGCAGTCAAAAGAACTTTAATCGCAGTTGCTGGATTTTCTAATATGACTTTCTTTGTGATATAGATCGCAGCATTGTTGTCACCCTCTGGTTCAGTTGATGCGACAAATGTTAGATTTGACGCAAGGTCAGATGATGAGTCAATATTGTTCATCCTATTTGCAACTGAAACCCAAGATGCTCTCTGTAAATCAACGACAGGAGACAAGTTAGGTCTATCAGTTTGTAAAGTTAAATCTGTAGTATAAGACTTAGTACCACTCATCTCATTAGTTTCATTTATTTCTGATGCAACCATAAACGCATCATCAAATTCAGTATTATTATTCAAACTAATGTTAATAGCATTTGAAGCAGTTGTCTTTGTGAACGAGGTTTCTGTTCCAGACACACTTGTCGCAGTGGTTGGTCTAATTGTTCCAGTTACTTGAGTGCCCTCTG